AATGTCGCCGACGCTTCCTCATTAAGTTGATTTGAGCGCCCGTTCACAATACTGCCACGCGTGAAACGTAACACGCCACGATGACGATAGCCATCCGCTCCGAGAATATCGTAACGAATGCCATCCGTCCCGTCGTTTAACAACTTAGTTTTAACAGCGTCCGTCTCGTTGGTAAGAGATACCACGAGTGAACCAAATCGCATAGATTTAAACATAACAGAGTACTCCGTTGTTTCCTGCGCTTCTAAACTACAGGCTAGGCATTGCACCCAGTAGGACTAACGCGCATCGCGCCTATTGACGAGACGACGTGCGCTTTTGAATTGTGCCCACCTTGAACTATAAATGTGACAGGAACAAGGCAACATTGCATCAAAAGTAAGGTTATTTCAATCATGTTCACGCTTTGTTCTACGCGCTCAGGGGCTCGACAAGGCGCCTTTAGGCATGGCCCGTGTATCATTCTACCTAAATCGTTACCGGCGCCACAGCACGGCCCTAGAGCCCTACAAATGAATTTAAGACTGCGACGCATCCTCAATGAGAACCATTCGCAATGCAACTAAGAATCGTTCGCAATGCGACTCATTCTCAACTCGTAACTAAGAATGATTCTCAATGCGATAGCGAATCATTCTCATTGCTATTGAGACGCATTCTCATTGCAAATAGTTATCACTCGCACCCTCCCTCTCTCTGTGATATTTTTCCCACATTGGTACAAAATTGCAACACCGTTGTGTTGCTGATGTACAACACTGTGACAATGTTGCAACACTGTTGTTGTTCACCTTTTGTTCCCGCTTTGTTCCAAGGTTGGTACAACGCAGAACAAAACCGGAACGTTGCATTTTGGCCACACTGTTGTGACAATTTTGTCACACGTTTGAACTGCGAATGATTCTCAATCCTGTTGCAACTGAGAAGCGTTCGCAACTGAGATCGCAGAGCCCCCCCGGGGTTGGTAAGCTAGACCTTATCCTACTCGTCCATTTTTGGGAGAGTTATAATATTGTTGACAAACGTGCTTAAAAATAGTATAATAGGGATAATCAAGGAAACCCTTGTAAACACTTGGAGAGAGCAAGCCGTATGAGATGGGTAGACTATACGCAGCCTAAGATTCTTACGAAGTCTCTTACCGAGAAAGAGGACGCTTTCGTAAGCAACCTTGTAGACAATAAGAAAGAACCTCTCGACGCTTTCTACGCTGCCGGGTATACGGGCAAGTCCGAGACTACCAACAAATCCAGGTCAAAAAGATTGCAGCGCTACCTCTGGCTGCACATAGAAAACCGCATCAAACAGCGAGTTGGCGAGACATCCACCGTAGCTCTCAACGTTCTCGAAGAACTGATGCGCTCGGCAGAGAGCGAGAACGTCAGGCTAAACGCTGCCAGAGATATCCTGAGCCGTGCTGGCTACGACGCTATCCACAGGCAGGAGACGGTCTATAGAGAAGCCTCTGATCTGAGCGACGAAGAGCTAAACGAGCAGATCAAAGACCTGCTAGACCAAGACAACGTTACCGCTAATGTTGTCCCTCTCAAAGCTAAGAGAAAAATAAAAGATTGAGCAAGCAGGAAGTACTAAAGCTTTTGCAGGAGAAGCAGCATCGCGTAGAAACGAACCGCATAAGTTTCTACAAGCCGTACCCTTACCAGAGCAAGTTTCACAGCGACGGGGAGGAGTGTCGTCAACGCATCCTGATGGCCGCTAACCGAGTGGGCAAAACCTACTGCGGGGCTGTCGAAACGTCCTTCCACCTGACAGGTAGATACCCAAAGGGTTGGAAAGGTCGTAAGTTTACCAAACCTGTACGAGTATGGGCAGCGGGAGAGAGCAATGATACGACCAGAGATATCATACAGCGCGAACTCTTCGGATCGCCGCAAGACCCGTCGCAGAAAGGGAAAGGGGCAGTACCTCTCGACACAATCGTAGAGACAATCCGAAAGCCCGGCGTTCCTAACGCCTATAGCGCAGCGCTGATAAAGCACTCGTCTGGAGGCAACAGCCACATGAGCTTCAAAGCGTACGAGCAGGGCTTTGAAAAGTTTATGGGNGAGGCAGTAGACGTTATCTGGCTAGACGAGGAGCCCAAGCAAGAGATTTTCTCGCAGTGCATAACCAGAACAGCCGACACCAACGGAATTGTCTACATGACCTTTACCCCAGAAAAGGGTATGACAAACGTGGTCACAGCCTTTATGAACGATCTCAAGCCTGGACAATCGCTCTGCACAGCCACCTGGGACGACGTAAAGCACCTAGACGAGAAGACCAAGGAGCAGCTATTAGCCGTATATAGCCCAGCAGAGCGCGAAATGCGCTCAAAGGGTATCCCGGTATTCGGCTCTGGACTGGTCTACCCGGTGTCAGAGGACGACGTTACGTGCGAAGACATAGACCTGCCAGACCACTTTATACGCCTGGCAGCCATAGATTTCGGCTTCGACCACCCTACAGCCGTAAGCTGGGTAGCCTGGGACGCTGACGACGATATAATCTACGTCTACGACGAGTATCGTAGGAGCAAAGAGACACCGCTAACCCATGCAGCAGTACTAAACGCTAGAACTCCTGGCATACCCGTAGCCTTCCCGCACGACGGGTTACAGCACGACAAGGGTAGCGGTATACAGCTAGCGCAGCAGTACAGAGACTTAGGCGTCTATATGCTGCCAGAACACTTTTCAAACCCTCCTGTAGAGGGAGCACTGCACGGCAACAACTCTGTAGAAGCAGGTATAAGCGAACTGCTCCAGCGCTTTGAAACAGGGCGGCTGCAAATTTTCAGCAGTTGCACCGAGACGATGGAGGAGATGCGACTCTACCACCGCAAGAACGGGAAGGTAGTTCCTATACGCGACGACCTCCTGAGCGCCATGCGCTACGCAGCCCTCTCTGTAGAACGCTTTGGAGAAAAGCTAAAGACCAAGACGCACTACAAAAAGTACGGCTTTAACAAAGAAATTGAGTACTCATACGCAGGAGTTGTCTGATGGCAAGCAAGAAAAGTAAGAAAAAGGGAACAGTAGTAGAGAATACAGCTGCAAAGCGCTTGAAAGAAAATAATACCTTTGCCGTAACTATGCGGTCTCACCTCTCTTCTGTAAATAAAGCATTAGGGTAAATGCCTGTACGNAAAGTCAAAGGCGGCTANAAGTGCGGCNCTACAGGTAAAAAGTACCGCTCTAAGAAAAAAGCGGCGACGCAGTGCAGAGCTATAAAAGCAAGCCAGAACTCAAGGCGGAGAAAGAATGGCTACTAAGCTTGACGACAACGAAATCCTAGCCCTCGTAGAGGGAGAGGTAAACTCAAGTTCTGGCTACCAGGACTCTGAGATTAGCGCTCAGCGCGAAAGGGCGATGGAGTACTTCTACGGCGAACCCTTCGGTAACGAGGAGGAAGGGCGCTCTCAGGTAGTTGTAACCGACGTGCAAGACACGATCATGTGGATGATGCCACCTCTGATGCGCATTTTCACCGCTGGAGACAAAGTTGTAAAATTCCAACCGGAAGGTCCAGAAGACGAGGCCGTAGCAGAACAGGCTACCCGGTATGTAAACCATGTGTTCCACAAGCAGAACAACGGTTTTATGATCCTCTACAACTTGTTCCTCGACGCCTTAATAAACAAAGTCGGAATTGTCAAGCACTACTGGGAAGAACTGGAGAAAGTCACCTCCGAAGACTACGAAAATCTGAGCGATAACGAGTTTGCGCTGCTAGAGCAGGAAGAGAACCTGGAGCTAGATCAGCACACAGAAATGATCAAAATGGTCCCGTCGCAAGACCCTATGACAGGACAGATTGTAGAGATCGAAGAAAAAACGCACGACGCTGTATTTCTTCGCAGAAGCACCGAAGGCAAAGTAACCATAGAGAACGTACCTCCCGAAGAATTTCTGATAAGCGTAGGTGCCAAAACTATAGACGACGCCAAGTTTATCTGTCACCGCTCGTACAAATCCCGTAACGATTTAATAGCACTAGGCTTTGACCCTGAAATAGTAGAGGGCCTAGCAGCCAGTTCTTCGGTAGGCGGGATAACCACCAGCGAAGAGTATATGGCCAGGCACTCGTACGATTCTACCAATATATACCCGTTCGAGGGAACATCAAACAAACCGGAGCAGTTAATAGAAGTTTTTGAATCTTACCTGCAACTGGACATGGAAGAGGAAGACGTAAGCGTACTACACAAGATTACTCACGCAGGTAACGAAATTTTGGACCTGGTACCCATAGACTACATCCCCTTCAGCACCGTCTGTCCGATACCCATCCCGCACAAGTTCTACGGCCTCTCTGTAGCAGAAACCATCGAGGATATCCAGCTTATAAGATCTACGCTTACTCGTAACCTGCTAGACAATATGTACTTGGCCAACAACGGTAGATTCCAAGTTGTCGAAGGCCAGGTCAACATAGACGACCTCCTTACAAATCGTCCCGGCGGAATAGTAAGAACACGCTCTCCAAACGCTCTAAGCCCCATTCAAACACCAGCGTTGCAAGACTACAGCTTTAAAATGCTGGAATACTGGGACACTATAAAAGCAGGACGAACCGGCGTCAACCCATCTACGCAAGGATTACCTGCCGACGTTCTAAAGTCTCACGTAACAGCAGGAGCTATCACAGGCGCACTGACCAACGCACAAGGGCGTGTAGAACTTATAGCACGAGTTTTCGCAGACACAGGTGTTCGCAACATCTTCAGATCAATCTACAACCTTATCCAAAAGTTTGAAAGCAACAAAAAGATCATACGAGTACAGAACAAGTACTTTGAAGTTGACCCTTCTAGCTGGAGAGAAAACTTAGATGTTGACATAGAGGTAGGTATAGGGTATGGAGATCAAGATGTTCGCTTGAATAATCTGTCTACCTATGCGTCTCTGATCGAAAAGGTAGCTCAGCAAACCGAAGGAATTGTAAGCCCTGAGAATATCTATAGCCTTATGCGCGAAATTGCCGACGAGATGGGCATTAAAAATGTAGATAAACTTATCACACCACCTCCGCAAGAACAGAGCCCCAGTGTGCAAGAACAAGCACTGCAAGCGCAGGCGCAAGCTCTGATGATGGAAGCGCAAGCATCGCAAGTNNAAGCTCAGGTTAAGGTGAAAGAAGCAGAAATTAAAGCAGCAAAGCTAGAGCTAGAACGAGCAGAAGTTGAACACACTATGGCTCTGAAGAGAGAAGAGTTGAAACTAAAAGGCATAGAACTAGGTTTTGAGATGTCTTCCGGTGAACACGTTAAAGCTAACTAAGACTGAGGGAAATAGATATGGCGCGTCAAAATAATTTTTACCGAGTAAATTCAAGCGAAAACTTGTCTGCCACCACAAGTTCGGGCGCTACACGTTCTGGAGCTTGTCCAACAGGTGTTACACTAGCTCGCATTTCGACCAGTGCGCTAGTCTATGTAGAAGTCAAGGGCGGTCAGGGGGCAACTCCCACCGCCACTGTTGCAGGCTCTACGCAAATAGGCGTTAGCGATTCTGCGATATTTACAGTGGAGGCGGCCGATACAATAGCAGCCATCACCCCAAGCAGTACAGCAGTGGTAAACATTACTTGGCTAGAGGGATAATACGCTGTGGCTACCAACAAAAAGATCACCGAGCTTACAGAACTGGTCGGGGCTGATCTGGCAAATGATGATGTCATACCCATAGTTGACATCAGCGCAGGCACCACGCACAAAATTCAGAAATCTACCTTGGCTGCTGCTGTAGCCGGTGTTGCCGAGCTGGCAGCTACTACTCCTATAGCAGTAGACTCTGCTACAGGAGACGTGACGGTAAGTATTTCAGCTACTCCCTCCTTTACCTCAGTTAGTGTAACTGGCGATACAAGTGCTGGAGACGATGCTAAGATTGGTTACACTTCTGCCGAGGGATTAATACTAACGGGTCAAGGCAGCACTAACGATGTAACTATCAAAAACGACGCTGATGCAGATGTAATTACAATCGCAACTGGCGCGACAAATGTAGACATTGTTGGAGATTTAACTGCTTCGACTTTAAATGCGGACGGCGACACTGCCGCAAG